TCGCAAAAACGGACGGTGCTCTATCGAGACTGGATGTGGGATGGGATAGGTGACGCTGTCAACGGCGAGAATCAGTCTATAACAGGCGAACTTGCAGATGCGGTAGTCTTCCATGTCAAACTGGGCGGACGTGGACTACGAGGTGAATCCAGCGTGATAGCAGATATGGATTGGGCTCGGCAGTATCGAGAGTTTATGACTGCGCGGGCTGCCGTAGCCAGAGCCATAGCGATGTTTCCTTATAAGCTGAAACTGTTGGCTGACGCTGCTGGTTTGTCGTCTGTCAAAACGCAACTCGGTACAGGTCTAACCGAATCATCGAGCGAGACGAATCCGCCCGCCGTACCGGGATCGATGTTTCTGGAAAACGCCGGGGCGACGTTATCGTCTATGAAACAAGAGACCGGAGCGAACGCTGCGAAGGTGGACGCTGAACTCTTTATGCAACAGGTGGGTGTCGGTAGCGGTATCTTCCCCCATTATTATGGGCTCGGCAACAGCTTCCGACTGGCAACCGCCGATTCGATGGAACCCCCGATGTTCAAAGCGTTTGAGGCGTATCAAGAGCTCTGGCGCGATACTTATCAACTGCTGTTCGAGTGGGTACTGGAACAAATGAGTGTACCCGAAGAACAACGTGTCGTTACGGTCAAAGGGGAACCGATTCGGAAACAGGACGTCGGCCCGTTGATCGACGGTGCCGAGAAAGCCGTCCGTTCGTTTCCTTCGTTGGCGGACAGCACGGAACTGGCGAAACACGTGTTGACGCTGTTGGGTGTGACCGATCCAGCGAGTGTAATCGACGAGTTGACCGAGGTATACAAACAGATACCAGGGCATAATGTGCGCGACCGAGGTATACAAACAGATACCAGGGCATAATGTGCGCGCAATGATACACAAAGTGTTGCAAGAGGTAATCGCTCGATGAGACGTATCGATGCGCCACGGGCTCTGTTCAGCCACCATCCACATGTGCACTTACACCGTGTGCTGGAACGGTCGGCGGCCGGGGTCAATAAAGCTAAACGGCTCGGGCCCCAGAGTCCCGAAGGCAAACGGCTGGCACGTAAGACCGAACGCAAGATACTCCCTTGGTTCCGGGCGCGGGCACGCAAGCTGCCGCTTACCACCGTATCAGCCCTGTATCGGCAACGGCTGTCGGGAATGCAAGAAGCCGATGTACCGGTCGATGATTTCTTCGTCCTGTTCACAGAATGGCTGGAGGATGGTATCGAGCAGTTCGAGGTCTTGATGAACAGTAGCATTCAAGAGGGGCTGGCTGCCGGATTCGAGGGTGACCTACAAGCGTGGATTGACGAGTTCAAGCTTAAAGTCCCACCATTTGATGCATCTGCTATGCTGCCGGAATCGGTTATCAAACAGGCCAAGGCGTATGCTGGCGAGCTAGTGACGGGCGTTACAGACGATACGGCCAAACAACTATCGACAGTGATAGCGGAAGCTCTCGAAACACAGCGGAGCGTGCCGGAACTCGCTAAGATGTTGAGAGATCGGTTTGAGGAAATCGGGACAAACAAAAGCAAAGTTATTGCTCGGACGGAAATGGGACAAGCGGTGAGCGACGGAGCTTATCACGCGAACAAAGCGGTCGGTGCGACGGAGAAAGAGTCCATCCAGACCACCGATCTTGATGACATCTGCGCTATCAACGAAGCGGACGGTCGGATACCGATCGATCAACCTCATTCGAGCGGCGATATGCATCCACTCTATCATCCGAGATGTATGTGTACGGAAGTGTATTTCGGTGCGACCGAGGAAGGGCTAGCAAACTTGTTGGGACTTGGGGGTTGACATAAACCCCGTATATCGAGTAAACTATGACTGATACTAATAGAATCTTGTGGGTCGCCGTACGGCGCGGGCTGTTGCTCATCTGTAAGGCGATTGAACGGAATCTGGGTCTCGGCGCGAACAGAGAAGAGGAGAAACAGAAGTATGGCTGATAAGAGCAGATTGCGGATTATGGTGGGTGGCAATAAACCACGGTTGAGTGTGCGTGTTGAAGGCGACCAGGTAGTGATCGATTGCGCTAAATGTTTCGCCGACTTTTTGCGCACCTGCAAGTGGGCTATCGACCGCCAATCTTCCCTGCCGTCGTATGAAAGTGCCGATTGTGTCGGCTACCATGGCAGAGCCACGTTCCCGCGCGAAGCATATGATCTACTCGTACGGCTCGCGAACCGTGAGCGGATTAGGGATGTGGATGTCCCTCTATCGTTACAGACCGGAGCAATGACCGACCAGGTACCGACGCCGACTTCCTTATCCGACATAGAAGCTGCTGCGCGAAAAGCCGCCAGTGATGCTGTAGCTCGTATGGTGCGCGTCACGCCGAACGACGCTGAAATCCAACCGAGCGACCATAAGGACAGTATCCTCGTTGATCAAGATAGCGTATATCACGAACCTAGTCTTGACGAGATTCTGAATGCCGAGCCGGAGCCGGTGTCTCCTCTCGCGTCAAAAGCAGCGATCGCGTTGGCAGAGACACACAGGATCGATCTTGCGAGTATCAAAAAAGCAAGCAAACACAACAAAATCGATGTGCGCGATGTGCGCGCGGCGATAAGAGAGCGTAATAATGGTTAGAGCCTGTCCATGTTGCGGAACAGCCCCGCGAACGGAAGAATCCATATGCCGATACGGTCTATGGTGGCAGACAGGTATCGCCGAGGTTGAGCCTCGATACAAATATCTTATTGTCTGTGAACATTGCAAGATCAAATGTGTAGCAACGTCCGCCGACAACGATACAGCGGTTAATATGGCGACGAAACTGTGGAACGAATGTCCCGAAGTTGAAATGATACGCGACTACAAAGTGCAGGCAACGATCAAGAACGATAAAATTAGATGGTCTTTACTTGGTGGCGGACACAACCCTGTGTTTGTCAGCATGAAACCGAATATCGAGACGATCTATAACCAGACACTCGAAGCCATCGCAGATATGGCATAAGGATTACACCATGGAATAAGACAAATATAGCTGAATAGCCCCCGCTGTATATACCTACGGCTCCCGGTTAGCTACCCGCAGCCGATTAAGGGTCATAGTCGCGGCATACTGACAGAGCTCAATGATAGTTCTGATAGTGTGCCGCTTTTCTTTTTTTTGGAGGCGATATGCCATATAGGGTGGACAGTCCGGACTTACCGCCAAACGTGAAAAAGCTGGACGCGAAAGCCAAAGCGAAATGGGTCGCGACGTGGAATGCTACGTTCGAACGATGTCAATCAACCGGCGGTGAGGATTGCGAAGCGCAGGCGTTCCGCATCGCCAACGGCACGATCAAAGAGACCGAGACAACCGAGATCGAATCGGAGGAAGCAACGATCACGAAAGGTATGGCCAATGCTATGGGTAGGACGGGCAAAACGAAACTCACGTGTCCAGTCTGCGGTCAGGTCGTGCCGGTATATCCCGGTCGGTATCCGACGAAATGTCCAAACTGTGGTGAACCGTTAGAGGGAAGAGATATGACGACCACAACAGAAACGCGAGGTCAAGGGTTAGGTGTGGGGAAAAGCAGACAACAGGACGGAGGCACGGACGTTTGTCTCTGTCCACAATGCGCTACGACCGCCGAACACGAACGTGGTATACCGTGTACCTCGCAGACCTGTCCGAAATGCGGGACACCTATGGTAGGTACAGATGCGCACGAATCGCTTGATCGTGTGCTGGAACTATGTGCTGAACGCGAAGTTACTGCTGACCACGACCGGGCGATAACGCGATGGATCGAGCAAGGCGTCGTGCCAGACGTTGCGGTTATCGATGCTATTCGGGAAGCGCGCCCGATGAAAACCGAAGACGGACAGAAGTTCCCTGCCGAGGCCTATGCGTATGTGCCTGACCCCGATAAACCCAGCACGTGGAAGTTGCGTCTGTGGGAGAGTCCGAGTCTGAAAGTTACGCGGAAACAGTTAGGGGCCGCCGCTGCTGCGTTCTCACCCGGAGGGTTCCGAGGCCAGAAAGTACAGATACCGGCTGAAGACGTGGCGAAAGTGAAAGGACGTATCCGAGCGGCCTATCGGGCGTTGAAAGTCGAACCGAAAAATATACCGAAAGCAGTGAAGGAGAACGAGCCTATGAAACGAGTAATCGCACGGGAAGCGTCTACACTTTTGGAATCGGATTATGACGAAGCTCTCGGAGAAGCTACGATCACGATTATCAAACCGGGGTTCAATGAGAGTAAACAACGATTCTATCCAAAAGAAACTCTAGCTCGGGACTATAAAGTGTTCGAGGGGCTCAAGATGTTCGCAGATCATCAGACCTCTGCTGAAGAACGGGCGAAACCGGAACGCTCTATTCGGGAATGGGTCGCGCAGATCAAACCGAAGTCAGTGTTCGTGGCCGAGGACGGTAGTATCAAAGCCCGAGTAGCGATCATCGAAGACTGGTTGAAAGGGAAAATGTCGAACCTGAAAAAGGCCGGGTTGCTCAGTGAAATGGGTACGTCGATCGTTGCTGCGGGTGAAGCGTACAAAACGGAAATTGAAGGGCATAAAACCGATTTCATCGAACGTATCGTACGAGGTCGATCGGTGGATTTCGTCACTTATCCCGGGGCGGGCGGTATGGTGGAATGTTATGAGTCGGCCCGACCAGAAGATGAGTTTGATGTAGACGTGATAACTTTGGAGGGGTTGAAGGAGCGGCGACCGGACATCATCGAGCAGGTCGCAGCCGAGGTCAAGGGTACGCTCGATGGGGAGATACGCAGTATGAGTGAGTCAGAACGGGAACTGAAGGAACTTAAAGAGAGTGTCGATACGCTCACCGCTGAGAGGGATGAACTGAAGACGAAGATTGCGGCTAACGAAGCCGAGAAAGCGAAGCTGGAAGCGCAGGAATCTATCAAGAGCCTGATAGCGGAAGCCGAGCTACCCGACGCGACGAAAGCCAGATTGACCGACCAGTTTGTCGAGGCGGAAACGGTGGATGGTGTTGCAGAGGCTATCGAGGCTGCCAAGAAAGAGTTGGCTGAGCTGACTGAAGCCGGGATCGTGAAACAGCTCGGTAATACAAGGCCTGCCGATGACAACGATGCGGGTAAAGTCGCCGAACGGCTGCACGAAGCGATGAAACAGCACTATCAGGAACAGGGGTATGACAACGACACGGCCGAGCAAATGGCCACAACCTACGTGAAAGGACACTAAAGAATGCCTACATTTGACGCAAGTGGAGGTTACGCGTTGCTGATGCCTGCCGGATCACAGGCGTCCAGCACATACGAAGGTCGACATGTAATGTTACTCGAATCCTCGTTGACCCATCCGACACACGCTGATGGATTCGTTGATAAAGGTGATCCGGTAGCTGTCGGCGATATAGTCGGCGTCTCGCTCCTGAGCGCGTCGGGTGCTACCGACTACGTGACAGTCGATACCGAGGGTATCTGGTATCTGTCGGTGGTCGGGACAGACGATAACGGTGACACTGCCGTAGCGATCGGTGACGATCTGTTCATATCGAGCTCAGGTGTGCTCAGCCCTGACAGCAGCGGTACACCGTTCGGGGTCGCGCTCGGCGCGGTTACATCCGGTGCAACGGCGGTGATCGCTGTGAAGGTACATGCGCATCCGCAACCGGGTCTGTTCGTCGATTTCATCTCCGAGACTGTAGCTTACGATGATTTCACGGACAATACCGATACGACCGGATATATCGACCTGACGCCGACTTTGCCGATAGGTGCAATACCGCTCGGATGTAAATTCGTGGTTGCGACCGGGTTTACGGGCGATACGACCGCGGTAGTACAGGCCGGGATAGACGGTGATCTTGACCGGTTCACGGAAGATACCACCCAGTCGGTGTTGGCTGCCGGTACGGTTGGAGCTATTCCGACCAGCGACGCGGCTGCGGGGATCGGTGCGGCGGTTACGGTACGGGTTACAGTGACAGGTGGAGCGGATTTCACGAGCATCAGTGCTGGTGAAATGACGGTATACGTCTATTACCTGCGGACGTAAATGCAGAACAGAATAAGGAGGGGATAATGAGCGAAATAGCGATTCTGCCGGAACGGTTACGGCGACGACGTGAACGAATGATCAATCGGTTAGCGGTGTTAGCTCGGAAACAAATCGAATACGAACGGGCGGTCACCGAGATCGAGCGGGAAGTTCGAGATTTGGAAGCACAGTTCGAGTTGATTAAAGCCGTTGAAGGTGATTGGAAAGCGCACGAAAACGCCGTCCAGGACGTAGAACAGAATCCTCAAACTGAAGAAAGGAACATGACGAATGCCTCAACCGATAACACTTACAGAGATGAATGAAAGCGCCGATTGGGTTGGGTACCGTGAAAATCGTCTCTCTCGAATCAATACACCCGACCATCTGGCGCGGCTCGATGTATTCAATGCGCTGATGGAGAATCGGGATCAACTGCCGACACATCGGTGGTTATATCAGTTGCAGGAAGCCATGACGACGAGCGATTTCCCGTACCTTTTCGGCGACAGCGTGGCCCGAGAACTGCTTAGCCATTATAAGGCTGTACAGCCGAAGATGATGCAGATTCTGCGGAAACGGGCTCCGGTAGCGGATTTCCGATCGATCAAAACGTTCCGAAAATCCGGTTACGTCACGATGCGGCTCCAACAGGTGCAGGAGAAAGGCGAATATCTGGCCGCCGAATACGAAGAAGACCAGACTGAGTACAAGTTGCGCAAATGGGGTCGTCAACTCGATTTCTCGTGGGAAGCCTTCCTCAACGACGATCTCGGTCTGTTCAGCCAATGCGCTCAGGATTTAGCCATGGCGGTGCGGAACACGATCGAGTGGTTCGTCACCACGCTGTATTGGAATGCGGCTGGCCCGATAGCTGCCAATTTCGGGAACGCAGCCGCTTCGACTGCGCCTCTGACTATCGGTGCTCTGGAAACCGCATACGAAGCGATGATCGCGTATCGGCATCCGGACACGAACGAACCGGTTATGAACGCGCCGAAATATCTGGTTGTACCCCCGGCCTTGAAATTCACGGCGGAACAGATACTACATTCCGTGCAGAAGATGTGGCTGTACCCTGAAAGTGACGAAGGTGGCCCGTTTGCATATCCAACCACAAACGTTATCTCTCAACAGGGATTGCAACTGATAGTAAACGAATGGCAACCGTTTGTCGATACCACCACACCGACAACCGCATGGGCTCTGTTCAGCGATCCGGCACAGATAGCTGCCGGTGAAATCGCGTTTATGAAAGGTCACGAGAATCCTGAGATCGTGATGAAGAAGTCTGATAAGGTCGGGTTGGCCGGTATGGGCGATCTGTCATCGTTCACGGGCGATTTCGCGACCGATAACATCTTCTATCGTGTCCGCCATGTATTCTATGGGGCAGCGGTCGAAACCCGAGCTTGCTGGGCGTCCACCGGTACGGGTTAGGTTCTGGTTGCTGTCGAAGAGACCCGAACGGGCCGGAGGGGTGTAGGGCCCCTCCTACCGCATGGTGCGGTTGCGAATACTTCGCCCCTCTGGCCCGGCTCTCATATAGGAGGGACGATAGGTATGATCGGTATGAATTTAACAGCGGCGGAGACGGCTATATTTGCGCTCTGTGCGACGAACATCGGTGCCCTCGTGTGGAACACTGCCTCGCAACATGTACGGCTGCGAGCGCTTGAGCGCACTATCAATAACGGTATCTCTGATGCTGTCGCTCGACATAGCGTACAGCTGGCCGCAATCGAAACCCGATGTCGGGAACGACATGCAGGGGAGACTGAATAACATGAGCGGAGTTCTTGACAACGAAAGTAATGTACGGTTCCATCGCGCGACCGGTACGGGCGCCATCGCCGAAAGCGTTACGATGACGGATAAATGGCGCATTATGCAGATACGACTGCATTTAAGCGGTGCATCGGCAGCGGAAGACCTAATCGTCTCGATAGATTCTGCCGTGTCAGCCGTCTATGACGCCGTGCTCGTAACACAAGCGATGAATGGGTTGACGGATTATGCCTATATGTTCGGTGACGGTAGCGACGGACAAATTGTCGATGGAGGTGACGCCGTCAACATAGATTATCCGAACAGTAACGGGCGCACATGGGGGCTTGAGGTCGCTTATCGCGGAGTCGGAGGCTAGCGGGTATCATGGGATACGAACGGATCGACGGAAAAGACCCGGCGGTAGTTTTGCTATCGCGTCTCAACGGGCATATACACAATCAAGAGGTATGGCGAGGTATCAGTGCAGACCAGAGCGGTGACAACTGGGCCGCCGATAGACTTGTACCGTTCGTAGCCACGTCTGGTAACAACGCGTACGGTACGGACGCAAACGATGCCGCAAAGTTGATTGGTACGGACGATACACCGGTACGGGAAGGTATGACACGGTTCCATCTGCACCGCCTGTTCGTGGTAAGTGTTGACCACGACACCCCGTATAAACTGCGGTTCATTTATGGCTCGGGCACCATGGCCGACGCTATAACCGCGGGTCAATACAGCGAATTTATGGTGCAGTTTGATTCGACGTCGCCACAAGAGACCGCCGGGTTCCCAACGAACCTGATTATGCCATGCATGTGTTGTGACATAACGAAAGTGTGGTTGCAGGCGTGGAACGCGACCGACAATTCCCAGATAGATTTCTATGTCGGGTTCCACGAATACGCGGAGTAATAACCCATGACCAACGTTGAACTCGTACAGCTATTGATCGGCGATACGGCGGCGGAACTGTTTACGGTCGCCCAGATTCAAGCGTTTCTCGATCTGTCGGCTATCGGCGGGACGGAAAACGTCTATGCGGCAGCGTCCGTATCATGTCGATCGTTGGCAGCGTCTGCGACTCTGTTGCACAAAGCCGAACGGATTGGGAACTACAGTATCGACAGGAAAAGTATGGCTGACGCGTACCGCAATATGGCTGCCGAGTTTGACAAGATGGTAACCGACCCGCCTGTACCGACCGCTATAGGGGTTATCCAGTTTGCCCATACGAACGCGATAGCGCAACGGATCGTTGTGAACGATGCTATGAGGAACTAAACCCGATGACGTTAGCGACTGTTGTAGAATCAACCGATTATGTCGGGCTACTCACGCATACGTGCACCGTCCAGCATAAAACCGCTGTCGGCACTGACCGTGGCGGTCTACCGATCTACGACTATATCACCGACACCGAACCGGGTGTGCCCTGTCGACCCGACCCGATCAAAAGCACTGATGTGGTTGCGGTAGCCGGTGAAATAGTCAGCGCGGATTTCCGACTGTTCCTGCTCAAGACACAATCGATTTCCAAAGATGATCGGATAACCGACATCAAGAACAGCGCCGGTGAAAGTATAGCCGTCTCGCAAGATCGAACTGATACGGATGTTGAAGCGGTGTTCAGTGTGATCGGTCGACCGGACGATGCGGGTGCCCAAGAACATCATATGGAAGTATTGATCAAGGGGGTTCTATAGGTATGCCGTTCAAAAGCGATGTAATTGTACGGATTAACAAACAAGCGATCAAACGCGGACTAATCGTACCCGTCGCTACTGAATACGTGAAGTCCGCACAACGTATCGTGGCGACAGCTAAACGGGACCATCCGTATACCGACCGTACTGGCAACAATACGCGGCGGATCGGATGGGCCGTATCCGGGCCGGACGATACACAGTTCGGGCCGCTTACGACAGGAGCGGGTCAGATCGACAGTTCCGGCGCGGACAAGGAATCTAAACGGGGCGAAATAGACGTGATCGTAGCGACATCGAGCGGATATGGCGGGTATCTGGAGATCGGTACACGGAAGATGAATCCGTATCCATACATTTACCCGGCATACGAGCGGGATAAACCAAAACTCGATGCCGCGTTGACGAACATTGCAGGGAAACGGTGACCCATGGCTGGTACAAGCGACACGGTCGATGACAAAACGATTCTCCGCGAATATCTGACGCGACCAGGTACCGACCTGTACGCGCAGGTTGCTGGTGATGTGTTTATACCGCACCCGCCGCCGACAAGCATCTGGGACGGCAGCCGGCAGAAAGGTATCGTGATCTCCCGACGCGGCGGCGGCCCTCGCGGAGAACGGTTGAGCAATATGGCTCTTCAAGCGAAATGTTACGGAGGGCCAGACGGTTGGGACGGCGCGGAACAGGTCGCCAGCGCGTTCTGCGACGCGATACGTAACGGACATGGCACGAACGTAACGTCCGGTCGCTACATAGGAGGTAACATCGAGACCAGCGGCCAACAGATAACGGAACCGGACACGAATCCACCGTGGCGATACGTGCTCGTATTCTTTTCGGCAAACCTTGGGCCGACAGCGGTCTGAGAAACACAACAGGAGGTAAACACTTATGGCGTCAGTGTACACAGAAATTAGCGTCGTGACAGTCGGACGTGACGGTACCCAAATATCGACTGTCGAAGAGGCCGGTGTGATCGCCGGTAATCGGTTCAAGAACGATGGCCGAACGTTGTTGTTGGTAATCAACGATGGGGCCGGGGCATGTAACATCACGCCGGTTCTACCGGACACGATCTATGGTGATACGGTTACGTTCGTGAACGATGACGGCGGCGGAACTTTGAGCGTACCCACGCTAGAACATCGGATTTTCGGCCCGTTCCCGGTCGAACGGTTCAACCACCGGACAGGCGGTTAGCCTGGTGGCGTTCAAATAGCATGAGAAAGGAGACTACAACCAATGGCACGTGCAAGTATTACGGTAGACACACCCGGATTCTCGAACACCGCTCTGACGGAAACGGCTGTTGACGCGGGTGATACCGGCGACGGTGACGCCTTTGCCAACGACGGTCGAACCTATGTGTTGATGGTCAATACGGATGCTGCGGATACGTTGACTTTTGATTTCGTGTCTGGCGGCACGACCGATGGGCTGGCAATCGCGGATGTGACCGGGACGGTTACACCCGGTGTAGACGTCGGGTTGACGACGGCCAAACTTTTCGGCCCGTTCGACCCGAGCACGTTTAACCAGCCGTCCGGAGATTTCATCGGTCAGATTGAACTCGATTATACCGGTACGGCGGCAGCGATCACCGATAGTTTCATTTCGGTGTTCCACTAACGTTTGAAAGGAGAAGCTAAACGATGGCACAAGAATACTCAGCGATCGATTACAATGACATCTATTACGCGGAATGGCCGACAGCCGAACTGCCGGACTCCATCACATCCAGTACCGACTGGATAAGTGCGGGGTTTACGCGAGTTGAAGAGCCTGACGGTGATGCTGGAGCCGTGTTGACATGGGTGCGGGAGACGAAGAAAAAACGGATCGCCGGATCGTTGATGGAAAGTAGCGAACATCCGATCCGTATGGGTCTCGAATCTTTGACTTTTGCATCGTTACGATGTGACGACAAGCATCTGACGTTGGCGTTGCCGGAAGCAAGTCATGTCGGCGAACATCTGACAGCGGACGGCAACACAAAATATTTGCGGGTAGCTGTAGTGACCGACAACAACGTCTATTGGCTCAAAAAGGTCGCCAACGACGGTAAACTCACACAGACGATCACGAACACAGAGTTTACGGGTACCCCTTATACGTTTATGTGTTTTGAGGATGATAGCGCGGGCGCAAAAAAAGGTGCCGCCAACTTCCGTATCATCCCGCTAACATCGTAGAGGAGAGCACAAACATGAGCGATCGGGAAGTAACGAAACAGTCGAAAAAAACGGGTACGGTTTATGTCGTCGGGAGAGCGCGGTTCCCGACGCGGAAGCCTGGTCTTTGGACATGTCTCGGCGTCTACCCTACCGAAACGCTGGCGAAACAAGCCTGTTATGACAAATGGTGTTGTTATACGCGCGTCAAATTGGGTATGGCCGTCGATTTGACCATCACGTACGACCGGGGCACAGTGCAGTTTCGGAATCAGATATGACACAGACAATAGGAGGGGCATATAGTGGAACTCAAGGATGTATTGACCACACCGCGAACCGACCGGCAGATATTTGATCGAGAACCTATCGAGATTACTCTCGCCGGTAAAGTCTATGAGATCAAACCTACCACCAAAACCCGATCAAAAGAGTTTCGGGCGGCTCTTAGTAAACATCGAGATTTCATTCGTCGGGCGATAGAACTGTTCCGACTGGCCTCGTCTCATGAGGCTACCGTCACAGCGGAAGAGATTGCCGATGTGCTGATACTTGGTTATACCGAGAAGCTCGATGAAGCATACGAGTTGGTGTATATTTATTGCCCAAACATCGAAGTTGACCGTGAGCGGTTGGATGACAGGGATACCGGTGCGACGGAAGAAGAATGGCAGATCGCTCTATGGTCGATATTGAAGGTAACTCTTGGCCCTTTCGCACGGGCGCTTGGGCTGAACAATGGCGAAAAATCCGGGCCGCTCGAAAAGCTCTGGCGGCTGGGCGTCGAGTACCAGAAACAGCAACAGAACGGAAGTTCAAACAACGGCTCCACAAATGGGATCAAGAACGGCGAGAAGCTATCGGATACGCCCGACTCGCCGCAGAATGGCACAAACTCCCATGCGAAATCGACGAGCTCTTGACGGACGAACAGTTCAATCTGTTGGTAGACATGCGATGGGCGTTGCAGAAACTGGATACGTTCGATATGCAGACGAACGATAAACGAATGTTGAGTGAAGATGACGCGATAAGGAAATATGGTCGTGGCGATTGATCTGGGCGATGCAATTTTACGCATCAAGGGCGATACAAAGCAGCTGACAGAAACGTTCGAGAGCATGCGGACGCAGGTCGGAATCGCTATGACGGCTGTAGGTGTCGCCATTACGGGCGCACTTGGCGGTGCCGTCTCAAAAGCTGCGGATTTCGGGGAACGTGTCGGTAATGTCGCTACGCTCGGGATCGAAAATCTGGATGCATTAAAGAAAGGTGTATTCGATGTATCGCAGGCCGTAGGTACAGACCTAAATCAAGGTATGGATGCATTATACGATATTATCTCTGCCGGAATTCCCGAAGGTAGCGCAATTACTTTTTTGGGAAAAGCAGCTATTGCTTCTAAAGCCGGAGTTGGAGAGCTATCAGACGCAGTAGACCTCGGTACAACGATTATGAACGCATTCGGACTGACAACGGCTGATACAGGTAGGATATTCGACCAGACCCAGATCGCGATAAAACTGGGTAAAACAAATATAGCCGAGATGGGTGCAACAGTCGGTAAAGTCGCCCCTCTATTCAAGGGTGCCGGGGTTGCGAGTGAAGAGATGTTTGCTTCGCTAGCGCAGCTAACCGCTGGTGGACTATCAACAGCAGAATCCGTTACGGGGTTACGAGCCGTATTGAATAGCATTCTGAAACCTACTGGGGATGCTAAAAACATGGCGAAAGAACTCGAAATACAGTGGGATTCAAATGCTCTTGCAACCAAAGGTTTATCCGCGATGATGGCGGAGCTCGCCGAAAAGACGGGCGGCAACATCGATCAAATCAGTGCGTTAATTCCGTCTGTAGAAGCTATGCCAGCAGCGTTTAGTTTGATGTCAAACAGCGGAGCCGATCTCGCGGCTAAACTTGATTTAGTCAAAAATTCCACGAACGCATCACAGGAGGCCTATGAGGCATGGGTTGATGCTAACCCAGCCGAAGCGCTTGACAGACTCACGGCAACGATTCAGGTACTAGTTATACGTGCCGGTGATGCTTTAGTGCCCGTTTTGGCAAAGCTGGCGGATATGATTATTCCGGTTGTTGAAGGAATCGTGAACTGGATTGAACACAACCCGTCCTTAACTGCTACGATATTAACGATTACAGGTGCTATCGGCGCGCTATTCGCTGTTCTGGGGCCGTTGTTACTCGTGTTGCCTGGTCTCGTGACAGCATTCAGTGCGGTCGGCACTATATTTTCAGTAATCGCCGCGGGCCCGATAGCTCTTATCACGCTTGCTGTCGGCGGTCTCATAGCGCTTGCCGCAGCGGTTATATCGAACTGGGAAACGGTCAAATCGTTTTTTGTCGGGTTCTGGCAAGCCACCAAAGAACTCTTTGCCGACGCCGTAAACGTTATTATCGGTACACTGATGTTACCATTTCAAGTCATCGAGAATTTGATTGGAGCTGCTTGGAACGCGGTCAAACGAGTAGGCGGATGGATCGGCGAAATGTTAGGGTTTGGCGGCGGCATAGAGGGAAGCATGACACCAATCGCCGGTATGCAACATGGCGGAGTCGTACCGCTTAGCGGCATTTATAACGTGGGTGAATCAGGGCCGGAACAGGTCTGGCTGCCCAAAGGTGCAACGGTCGTACCGAACGAACAGCTTAGCGGCGGCGGGATAACGCTTAACGTCAACGTGGACGGGATGTATGTTCGCGAAGAGGCTGACGTTGACCGTGTATCGGAATCGTTGTATGGGAAAATTATGCAAGAACTTTCGGGTGCAGGTTTACAACCGGGGTTAGCGTAAATGGCTACAATCAACTTTGACGGCATCGATCTGAGTGCATATCGGGTATCGGTTCTTGAACCTGATATTCTACCGCCTATACCCCGCGCACGGATCGATGTGCAGGATATACCGTTTGGCGGCGGTGTATCACAGGGACTCTATCACGAGAATCTGACAATCAGCGTAACCGTGATGGTCGAAGGTGACAACCCGAACGATCTCTCGGCCAATCTGCGGTCGGTAGCAGCGGCATTCAACGTACAGAGCGACAAGGTACTGTATTTCCCCGACACCGAACTTGACGATGTGTTTTGGTACGCCCGCCGCGAATGGGTCTCGCAACCGAAAAACAAAACGCGTACATCTGTAGAGTTTGAATGGCATTTCCGCTGTCCCGACCCCATAGCACAAAGCCGATCTCTGAACACTCAGGACGAAGCTCCGGCGGGCTCTCCTCATAACTTCAATGTGCCTACGGCTGGCGTTATCGGCGGTGAAGCGGAGGCCACCCCGGTCTACACGATAACGTCTACAGGCGCCAACGCTGGGCCGATAACGCTCGTGAACTCTACTCGGGACGAGACGTTGACGTATAATTCCGGGTTAGCCAACACGCATATGTTGCGCATCACGACAGAACCGAATACTTATACCGTTGAAAAGAGCACAGACGGCGGTGTCAACTGGTCAAGCGTGATGATCAATCTGACCACATATCAGTTCCCGCGACTATCGTGTGGCGTGCAGAATACTATGAGTTTGTCGGGTGCGACGAATACGACGATGGCGGTAACATGGCGCAACCGTCATCTGTTAGGATAGGAGTGTATTATGGCTGCTACAACATTCTTGAACCGCGAGAATCTGGTCGAATCGACTCTGGACGGCGCTATAGGGGCTGGCGATGGTACTCTCGATGTTGCCGCCGGTACAGCAGCGGATTTCGGTGCGACGGATTTCCACATCGTGGTAGGTGATACGAGCCAAGGGTTCGAGATCATGAAAGTCACCAACGTTGCAGGCGACACATTGACCATTACACGAGCCGTCGAAAACGTTGGTGGAGCCGCCGGTGTAGCGTTGCCGTTCGATGACGGTACGGCTGTTCGTATGGCGATCACCGATCAATACGTGCAAGACGCCTACGATGCAATCAACAACATCGAGGACGGTACAACCAGGCTAACCTCCGTCACGGGCGATACCGATTCCGATCTCGTTATTGGTGCAGACCTGGATTTGATATTACGCTGTGATCTGGATGGGGACGGGGCTAATAAGATTTCGTTTCACAACGGGGCGGACGCAGAAGTTGGGTATATCGACGAAAGCGGTGACCTGGTGGCAGCCGGCTTTCATACCGTGGGCGACGTGTACGTCGGCACCGGGGGGACGGCCGATGGACGCCTTGTCTTTGGTAGCGATGAAGATGTGTACATTCACAACGAGACCGCAGACACTCAACTCGATATAGTTGCCGACGGTGGACTGAATACGAGCGGCCCGTTTACAGCTACCGGCGCAATCGAGGCCGGGGGCACCGGCTTTCATACCGTGGGCGACGTGTACGTCGGCACCGGGGGAACGGCCGATGGACGTGTCTATTTCGGCTCAGATGAAGATGTCTATATCAGCAACACGACAGCCGATACACGACTAGATATAGCCGCTGGCGCAGGCGTATACGTGAGTGCAGACCTTCATGTAGGCGATGGGCTCACCGTTACGGGCAACACCATCCACGACTCGGCGGGTGCATGGATCACGAGCGACGGCGCGGCAAACACGACGCTGGCAGGCACGTTGCATACAGCCGACGATACGATTATCGGCGGGACGGCACTGAAACACGCGTTTGCCGATTTAGAAGTTCAAGGCAATCTCGGTGCACTGTCAATCGTGTCTGACACAAATGATACCGTTGGCTCTGCTATTTACGGGTCGAAAAGCGTAAATGGTGCAATCGTAACAAATAATACATATCTGTTAGATATTAAGTGCCTAGGGCATGACGGCACTGATTATGATACAATTGGTGCACGTATAGCTGCCAAGATCGCCGGTACACCTGCCGCAAATCGTATGCCTACGAATCTTGTGTTTTCGACAGCACCTGGCGTGGCAGACAACGATCTGGCCATAGCAATGGTTCTCGACAAAAATAAGAAGCTCATATTATATGGCGATCTGGTACTCGAAAACGATGTCATTCAGGATTCAGGCGGCACTTGGTTATCATCGGATGGGGCGGGTAACACGACGCTGGCGGGCACGTTGCATACAGCCGACGATACGATTATCGGCGGGACGGCACTGAAAAATACAAATTCGGATTGTGAAGTACAGGGCAATCTCGGAGTTATCACTCTCATACGGGATACAGACGATATTCAAGCACCGCAACTGATTGGCTACAAATCTCATAATGACGCTATCGTTACGGACAATGATCGATTGCTCGAAATACAAGGTCAGGGCTACGACGGTGTAAACTATAATACTATAGGTGCCCGCATGCGTATGTTAATCAATGGTACGCCTGTGGGGAACCGTTTGCCAACCGATATTGAATTCTGGACAGCGCAAGGCGTAGGCGATGATGATATAGCTATCGCGCTTACGATTGGGAAGGACAAGAATCTGACAGTTGTCGGTGACGTGATTGTGCAAGGGGATAATATTCAGGATTCAGGCGGCACTTGGTTATTATCGGACGGGGCGGGAAACACGACGCTGGCAGGTACGCTTGACGTCGGCGACACGTCTGTGGGTAATCGGTTCGATCAGGACACACTCAGATCATGGAGTGACTACGGTCTTCTGGGCTCGGCAGATTCTGCAGCTCTTTTTCGTCTGGACCTTACAGGCACGCCGAGCAACTGGTCTGGAACGATTTACGGTTACATTCTCTACAACAACTACACGGGTTCAAGCCCTGCGGGCGGCGTGCTGTTCTTCGAGATTACCTATACGTATAAAGACGCTTCGACCAAAGTTATAGGGTTTTCCTATTGTGACCGCGGCCACAACGGAACGTCGGCTCTAAAGATCCGAGAATATGCAACAGACCAGTTTGAGGTGCAATACGTAGGACCGGGCTGGTTCGTTCGGTATCAGCCTCTCATCTACTGGAAAAGCACTCAGGATCCCGATTTTTCGGTCTTCGACGACTCGCCGACCAGCGCCGGGTCGCTGGTTACTCCCAACGGCACGCTTACCCTTCCAAACGATCTATCTGTCGGCGGTGTTCTGTCCACTTCGACTGTCACGACGTTTACAGCGGATGATACCACGCCCCCGGTGACAGCGGGCAATGTGTTCAAGGTACCCGCCACGTGGACGGCTGGTCACGATATAACGGCGTTTGACGATGGCGTGATGGGACAGACGATCCATATCATTGGCGGCGATACAGACTGTAATGTGGTAGATGGTGGTACGCTGAAACTGAATGGTAACTGGAATGCGGCGGCTGATGCGACTTTAACGCTCCTGTATGACGGGTCTAACTGGTACGAACTGAGCCGGAGCGCAAACTGAAGGGAGATAGAATATGATGACACCAGCTCGACGGAAGATTATACGACGATACATTATGAGCGATTTCAACGGCTTTATTGATCGCCTCGCCGAAGCGACGAATATCGCGACGTTCAAACAGACCGAGTTTGACGGTGCTCTGGCGCTCGAACAGCGGCGGGTGTGCCGATTGATCGAACAGGCGGGTATCGAGCTGTCGGAAGACTCGATGCGGGCTCTGCATGCCGCCGATCTGCCGACGGAAGCGGTGTCCGAAGAACCCGAGGAGTAATGCGCCGTGGCGCAGGGTGTGATAGGTCGAGATCTGTGGGCTGAACCGTTATGGGCTGGCAAAAGCCTTACACGGTTCCCTGCCGTCTTCCGCACGGTCGAATATCAGCTTGAGCTCCGTACGGTCGGCAACGCGCTTGTCTCGATTCTGCGTAACCATGACAATGGTGAATGGACGGAACAGGTCAACCGGCCCGATACGTTGACGTTCACTTATCCCGCCGAAGATGACGACGTTCAATATTTCGTCAAACCATATCAGATATGGCTCCGTGACAGTGTAACCGATACGCTGTTACAGCGGTTCAAGATTATGCAGACGACGGCGTCCGGTGTGTTTCCGAATACTGTCAAAGTGTTCTGTCAAGACTTTTTGGTTCAACTCGGCCAGGAATGGATACCGTTTTTCCAGAAAACGGCGGCTGATGCGTACACATTCCGACAGATTCTGCAAGGGTACCTGGACTTCCAGGCGAACTCGAATAAAGTGTCGATAGGTAATCTCGGCGGCACGCTCGCAAACCGACAGACGAATACATGGGTTACGAACAAGACCATTCTCAACGCGATCGAAACAATCCATAAGACTGTCGGGGGATTCTACCACTGTAACGCTCATCGGCGTATCGACTGGAAACCTGTATTAGTACCGAACTCGGGCCAGCAATTTCGTCGTGGCAAAAACATGAAAGGTATCACAGCTACGACGAGATATAATGAGTTGGTCAATCGTCTATACGCTTATGGGCATGGGTCGAAACGTAGTACTCGGCTGAACCTCATAGATGCCGGTGAAGCAAACGAATATATCGATGACGCTGCTAGTATCGCTGCTTACGGTGTTCATTGCGGTACGATGCAGGATTCGTCTATCGAAGATGCGACGGAACTCTTAGCACAGGCGCAAACGGCGCTGGAGAAGACAAAAGACCCGAGAGTCGAATATACTCTCGATGTGATCGATTTGTCGCAGTCTGCGTTGAAAGCGTTAGCCTACGAGCAGATATATTTAGGTAGCCCGCGTCGAATCTTCGACCAGAAGCTCGGTATATCGACATTGCAGAATGTTGTACAGATCGTGCGGAGCCTGAAGAATCCTCTTGATGTGAAGATAACGTTGGCGAATATCCCGCGTAATCTGACGGCGTTCTGGAAGAAGACGATCCGGGACATTCAGGAATTACAGACTGCCGATGCTGTTTCGCCGTTTACTGACGAGGAAGCTTTTGGAGAGGCGTTGGAATCCACGCTGTCGGTTACGGACGCTACGACCGACATTGCGACGTGGGACGCGGCAGCCGGGGACGGCACGCTCGATGATCTGATGGAAGATATGATCGGTTGTGCAGATGCTGAAAACGATATTTGTCATTGGAACGACGCCGCCGAGACGGGCAACCTCGATACCCATATCGCCGACATGCTGAACCATGATCCGACACCGGTCTTGACGAATAACGCGCCGGAAGATTGTACGACCGGCGCAGCAGAGGTCGGTACGGGAACCCGTGCTGCTCGCGAAGATCATAAACATCATTACGAAGATACAGGCAGCCCGCTATCAAATGATACTCCATTAGCAGATAGTTCGACAGGTAATGCAGGAACAAGTACCGACGTGTCAAGAAGCGATCATCAACACCCGATTCCGGTATATACATAATGGCTTGGTATAAGACGAACAATCCAGCGACGGGCGGCGGCAAGATTACAGATGGCGGTCGGATTCTGTGCGAGATTGCTTATGCGATAAACGAACGCGAGCATATGATGGGACGGACAGAGACAGAATGGCTGGGAGGACTTGGTAGCTATCCGGCAGTAACAGATCTTAATGGTCATACAGTTACATCGACACGGGCGTTAATCGAGCAAATGCGCGACACTATCCAGAACAAATTGATCCAGTATACCGTACACAATGTGACTATATGGGCGTGTGACGCGTCTTGGAATCGGTATGGCTCCTTCGCCACACTTTATAATACTGCAATGGGTGCAGGGCTCCGCTGGGCGACCGATCCCATAACGGGACACAGAGTGAACGACGGCGCTATCTTAGAAGAGATGATGAAATGTGTCGAAATAATAAACAATTGGGTCGTTCGACCGATTACTGGTAAACGCCCTTTCGAGGACGTTGCACAACAAGGAGATATAAGTGATGCAGGCCCGTACGGTAGCACACAAACGATCCTGAATGCCGCCGTTGCTGGTGGTGTGACTGTGACGCCTATTGTGGCGCCTGCCGGTAATTACATAGGGCTCTTAGCTCACGTACATTATACACCGGATACTTATATAAACTTTGCAAGTCGATTCGGAGTATATAAATTGTTTGTACCTTATCCGAGCGGCGACTATGCGCCGGATAGTGTTGAATTGGTCATTCCATATGACATCGGTCAACAGGACGGATTTACTATCGCCGCCGATTATGTGCCGCTCAATTGGTATTTGCGTACAATCTCAGCGGCGGAATATACAACGCCGCCGTGGGTTAGTGCCGGAACCGTACGCGATACGGCGGTCTTTGACTGGCTCGATCCAGCCGGCACCTTTACCTACAACGATCCGGACTGGCTCGTAGCGAATTCTATCAATTATTTTCGGTTTGACATGGGTACGGGAAACCCATTTCCTCTCGACCCAAATCAAGGGAAAGCTACCCCTGTCTGGATTGCCTCTGCTGGTACACCGCCTTACTATATTCGGCTTCGGTACGATTTCTCTGGTTGGAAATATAACTAGAAATGAATTCGTTTCTATAAAGAATTGAGGATAGACTAGATGTTCCGTACAGATCATAACCGCGTCGTGTTGGCAACCACGTTGCCGGGCGAACAGAAGCCCCGCACCAATTTCACTGCATACGAATTTCGGAGTCGAAGCACAGGGCTGGTTCTGATTCATCCCCTCGTTGTAATGTGCGCTGAACTTGTGCGTCGTGATCTGAATGAGTTTATTCGTCCGGGCATACAGGTGATTATAACCCATGGGTTACGAATGCCGGCAGACGAGATGCGTCTCGTTGAACGATATGGATGGTTGGACGAAGGTGGACGAGTATCGCGAAACAGCCGTCACAAACCGGAGAACGGAGCGTGCGCGATAGACTTCTACGCATGGGACGTGGTAGAATGCGAACGGGTTCTGCAAACCTATGTCGAACGGATTGCTATGGATTGGTTCGACTGGACAAAAACGTACAACGATGGTACTATACATGGCGATTTGCGAGACGGCGGCAAACATGTAATCGAGGAGGTGAGACGATATGCGTAGACGGACATCAAGAAATAGTTCATAGATCACGAACAAGAAGAGGGGAGTTAATAATGAGATTGCCAACCGGGGGTTATCAGCCGGAACGAGGGCTAAGCAAGGACGCGGCATTACCGAACGGCGGATCGGACATTGTCATTAACGCTGAGGCAAGGGCTATTGAGCTCCTCAAACAGTTAGGCTTGTGGCCGAGCTCTCATGAAAGTGGTGGAAACATCGATATGACATTAGATCACAGTGGCTATAACGAAGAAGGAGACGGATGAAAATGAAGACGAAACAGAATAGCGACTATGCTATCGAACACGGGACGAAAACCGGATTGATCGGGCTGCTGGCTGGGATCGCTGGCGCAGTGTTAGGCGGTCTATTCGCCGACAAAAACCCCGATTCGCCAATCACGGGGCCCCAAGCGCAGGCGGCTGTAACAGCAGTCGTTGCGGCGATATTAGGCGGGTTCGTCAACTGGTGGAAGCATCGATAAGCGAAAGCTAAGGTTGTAACCGGTGCGCAGCACATACCATAGCCGTCAACCGTCGGTTCTGCCGGGCTCTCGCCGTATTCGCTGCCGCAATCCATGCCGCAATGTCAGCCGTTATCCTAGCTATTCCGGCAGGAGTAGCCCAAGCCACAACTTCTTCTGATTCTCTAGCCGCAGCCACAGACTTAATATCCGCCACAGCCCGAGCTCCCGCCGCACCCCTAGCCGCAAAACGCGCTGTACTATAAGCCGCATCCGCAGCTGCCGTTCGAGCCGCAGCCCGAGCAGTATCATAATCCTCAGCCGCGAATTGAGCCTCAGCCAATTCTTCGTCCGTAGCTTTACCCTGCACCCATAACCGCTTAATACGGATGGCGTCCCAGTACCGTTCATCGGTTATCCCCACATCTCGTAACGCTTCTTCGGCCTCCCGACACGCAAACTCGTGCAAGACCATTGTCGCGTCGATCCACCACAGAGTCTTCCGCCACGTACCGACAAGCTTGTTCTCGACTGCGACAATCTCGTACGGCTTATCCGCCCCGATCTCAACCCGTTCGATTATCGGGCCCAGCGCATTTGAAAGTGCGTCAATCAACCGGCGCGATCCGTGCAAACCATTCCAACATAAAGCCGGTTCACCCTCGACACGTAACGTTTGCCCTTTCTTTACCAATCGTCCGTCACCGTATCCGAGTCGTCGATCTGCCGACAAGAAATGCCATGCTAATACAGTCATTGTTTATCCCTTTCTTCTTTCAATCTCTTTATCAATCATCGCTCTGATTACTTTTGCGATACTACACCGGTGTGCGAACGCTATTGCCCGAAGCTTCTCCCATGTCTCGTCACTAAGCCACACTGTTCGCTGTCTACCACTATTCATTTCGTATCTCCTGTTTTTGTTTCGGCCAGCCACAAGGGAGCGATCAAGACGTCCGCAGGCCCCATCGCGCCGCGCGTCACTTCAACTTGCGATTTCGGCCACCACTCTGCTCGGCCCACTAGCATCGGCATGTCATGACACTCGTCGACGAAGAACTGAACGGCCTTATCTGATGCCTTCCGTATGCGCCCTGTCATAGTCACCATCGCAGCTACTGGCTGGCGTTCTTCGCGGAGCTCTTCGCGAAGCCGACGAAGTCGTCGTCGGTAACTGCGCATCGCGCGTGTGTCGCCGGTAGCTTTCGCTTTTGCTAAGTGCTCTTCCGTTCGCTCGATCTTCTCAGCCACCGTCATCTCGCAGAATATCTTCGTTGTCGTCATCTTTCGACCTCCTGTTGTTGTTGCTTCGTTTTGGTTCATCATCTCAACCTCTAGTATTATTATACTATAACCCTATAGGGTTTGTCAAGGGGTTTTTTGAGTTTTTTTTGACGCCGCTAACCCTATATGTGACAATAGGTTATGTCGCGTCTCCTCGTGATTGGCTCCCACGCACCAGACAGATAAGAGCATGGATTATCTTTTATTGCACATTCTATATCAGCCAGCAGCATCTCTTGATGTACGGGGCTCATGCTCTCCCATTGCAACATTGTTTCCATAATTATATCGTGTTCCATATCCTCATACGTTTCTTGTGACAATACGTATCGGCACGCTGCAATCAATACATGCGCTAGTCGTGTATTATGCCCATCATGTTCGCTCATATTTCAATTCTTTCGATGTGCGGCGCACACCATCGCTGTCAACCGCCGATTCTGCCGGGCTCTCGCCGTATTCCGCGCTGTATCGCACGGTGCAACCTGAACCGCAACTACAACCGCACTCCAAGCTGCGTCGGGAATCGCAGCTATGACCGCTGCCTGAGCAATAGGTTCTGACACGTCATTGTTAGCCGCTTCCCGCGCTTCATCCAACTCGTTGTCCGTTGCTTTGCCTTCGATCCACAGTCTCTTTACCCGTATCGCGCTCCAACATCGCTCGTCCGTCACCCCAGCATCTCGCAACGCATCCTCAGCCTCTCGACATGCAAACTCATGCAGGATCGTTGTTGCGTCCATCCACCACAATGTCTTCCGCCAATTGCCGACAAGTTTCCCTTTATTCTCGATGATCTTATATGGTTCATCCGCCCCGATCTCGACCCGTTCGATTATCGGGCCTGGCGCATTGTTTAACGCGTTAATCAACCGACGTGATCCATGCATACCATGTAAACACAAAACGGGTTCACCCTTGACGCGCAACGTCCGTCCTTTTCGTACCAGTCGGCCATCGTCATGCCCTAATCGCCGATCTCGCGGTAAAAAATGCCATGCTAAGACAGTCATTCTACGTCCTCCGTTCTACTTTCCATCTCTCTTCTTCTACGGCATCGAGCCATGCTACTGTAGTTTTATCTCGCGCAGCATCAGCTACGGCATTGAGCCATGCTACTGTAGTTTTATCTCGCACAGCATCAGCTTCAAGCCACGCAGCCTCAGCATTCTCCAGCGCAGCCACAGCTTCGTTTAGCGCAGTCTCAGCTTCATCCCACGCAGCTTCAGCTTTGTCCACCTCAGCTTTCAACCTCTCGATCTCAGTCATTGCCTCGTCATCCGTGTTACTTTCCTCTCTTTTGCTACGGTCTCAAGCCACGCAGCTTGAGCTTCATCCCAAGTCACATCCCGAGTCGCAGTCTGAGTCGCAGTCTAAGTCGCAGCGTGAGCAGCGTCCCGAGCCGTCGCCACAGCCATAATATCCTCCACAGCCCGAGCCCAAGCCGCCGCCTGAGCCTGAACCTAAGCCATATCCCCAGCCGTCGCCGCAACCGTAGCTGAAACCATACCCGTTGACATATCCAGGGCTGGAACCGTGACCATATCCGCAGCCATAACCGTCATCACAACTGTTGATGGAACCATGGCCGGAGCCGGAACATGCCATAGCGTAAAGCGGTATACCACACTCGTTCATTATCGTTTCTGCAATCTCCGGCAACTCATCTTCGATCCATACAGCATCTTCATATGTTAGCTTGTCGAACAAATTGTCACCGACATGATACACTTTTAACCTGGATTTACAGGCACATGCTGTTCGCGCAGCATCAAAATTCTCTTGTGTTATGGTATATCGCATCATGAGTTTCATTCCCAAAGATTTGGAATTGCAAACCGCGCAACAGCTTCTGGAGTACAGTCAATAATCGCTGTTACACCATCGAGTCGGATTTGCGGTACCGTAGGGCCAACTCGCGATCCATCTGCCGGGCCTGTTGCCGCCAACCCAAGTACCCCATGTGTAGCAGCAGACCAATAAACGATCATTCGGGCGTCTGTCAATTCTACTGGGCTGCCGACATCACCAGATTTAAACGTTCCGTAAAATACTCCTCGTCGTCTAGAATCTGTCGTTACAATCACATGTCTCTTTTTGTTATTCATTATCTATCTCCTTTCTTTTGCTACTGCCTCAAGCCATGCAGCTTCAGCTTCATCCCACGCAGCTTCAGCTTCACACCGCATACCCTCAGCCTTGCGGCACGCAGTCTCAGCTTCATCCCAAGCCTTGCGGCACGCAGTCTCAGCTTTATCCCACGCAGCTTCAGCTTTGTCCATCTCAGCTTTCAACCGCTCGATCTCAGTCATTTCATCATCTCCCGTACAGCCTCATCGTATGCCCTCTCTGCTGCTCGGACTTTGTCCCATGCCGCAGCAGCTTCAGCACGTGCCGCAGCAACTTCATCTTCCGCAGCTTCCGCCTCAACAATCGCTGCATTGGTCTCGGCACGTAGCGCCTTCAATTCAGCCCGCATCTCAGCATTCATCGCATTCATCATCCATGCCCCCTGTTTGGCTATGCCCACCCCAGCACTGCGTTGATCACCATCTGCACGTCAACCGCGTTGACAAACCCGTCGCCATCGACGTCAGCCCACAGTTTGCTAATCTCGATGATCTCCGGTGCAGGAGGCGGTGCCGGAACACACGCCACATGCACCGACACCGGACGATCCTCACTTTCGGTTCCAAGCTTATCAATACAATACGCTCGATATTCGTAAGCTCCAGCCTCCGCCACATATATGTCGACAATAACCTCCCACGGCAACTCTTGATCTTCTGCGATCGGAAAGCGTAACACTTCCGCCCAGAATTCAGTCCCGGCATCCGTAAATGGTCGGCGCTCGATGACCGCCCAGACGGGCCGATCTTTCGGGAACTCCGGCGCCGGTATACGCAGGGTTAGATGATGTTCCATCGCAACCCACTTTTGCCGATCCGCCGGTGGCTCTTCACCAGCGGCCCACAAAAGCCGCACTGCACACGTCACCAAGCCCACTATACACGCGACAATCACGATCTCCATCCACCATCTGTTCATAAACAATTTCATATTTTTGTCTCCTCTGGTTTGTTCTCATCTTCCAACAGTTCGACCTCCAGCCATATACCGGGGCTCGTATCTTCTTGCGGCCACAGTTTTTTCATGTGCGTTTCGCACACCTGTGCATCGGGGATAAACTGGTTGATCGCATCGAGCAGGGTTTTCTCGTGGTTGTCCAGATCGCCATGTCGTTGTGCTGTCGGATACCGGAATTTCGTTCTGCCTGGCCGCCGAATAAAGAACCAGCCGGTGACCTTTATTGGCGTCATGCCAACGGTCTTCGCATAATCTCGGAATCGACCGGCCAACAGATGATATGCGATCTCATCAACGGTCTCTTTGGTCGGTGATACAGCGTGTCCTGACCGATATACCCGGGGCCGTTTCATAGCCCGAGGCACGACCGGAATCCACAGCTCAAACCGTGTTGACGACTTCTTCTTCATTCTCGTTTTCCCCGAATACCTTTATGCGCTTTTTGGTATAAGCCGCGCAAAATTGCACATGCTGTTTGCGCAACGTCTCTCGGCACGTAAGACAGAGATCACCAAAGATATAAACTGCGAGAACCTCGTTTGTCGGGTCTTCGATCTTCCCAAAGCTCTCCGTAACCCTTATTTCGACTAGTCCACCGGCTTCGTGCGGCGGAATCTCATCCGCGCATCTATCGCAGAATATCTGTTCACGTTTCATCTTTTTGCCCTTTCTGTTCCGTGTTGCCGTTTCTTCGCGACCCGATTTCTATCGTGCCTTACCCTACCTTACCTTGCCTTACCCGACCTGACCGGGCCCCACCCGACCCCACCCTACCGTACCAGACCCTGCCCCACCACTCCTCACGTACTCATACCCTAATCACTTTGTTTCGGTCGTGTTGTCCGTCACAAACATATCAGCTGTTGCGGGTTCCGTGAACACTTGAATCGTGGATTCAACATCATCCATAAGCTCTTGTGTCTTGTCAGGTTTTGGTTGTGTCGGTGTCACATCAACCAGTTCTTCTTCAGATATACCGGCCTCCGCGTTGTCTTCAGTTTCGAGCGCACGGGCCAGTTCCGGCGACATCGGCAGATATTTGAGCAACCGCCGTACAACGGTTTTACGCCGCATCTCACTCGTATCGGTCGCCCACGGCCCGCTATTCTTCGCTTTACTTCGATGCCGAATCGTCTCGATCTCATCATCGGTCATCCACTCGAACTGTCGGTGTCCACCGTCCATAACCGCCACTGCATAGCTACCGAGATATGCGCCTCTGTCACCTGTCACACGCGGCTCATGCTGTATCCGCTCTTCGGTGCCCTGCACGATCTGAAAGGTCTCACCAGCGTAGACGTTACGTGCCCAGACCGCCATAACATCACCCGATCGGCGTGCGAGCCCAATCAACCCCCGGTATCCGACGATTAGTGTACACTGTTTGCCGTACGGCACGGGGTA